CGCAACTGCTACATTTGATGGGGTACAACGCAACTCAGCGTCACGGGTCATGCGACCTACAAGTACAACATTATTTATCATTTTTTAATTACCTCCAAAATTCTACTGAACGTACTCTCATGAAATGAGTATAATCCAGGGTTATTTCTCTTCAAAGGCTTGATAATTTTAGTAACAATTTCTTTTAAGGACATATCTGAAATTTCAAGCCAAAAGAAATCGTTCTTAGTGTAGTTGTAAACACAATCAATTTCTCCGTGCTTATAACATACACCCCAAATCTCACCTTGATGCTGATAGACTAGGATCTTATCATAATAATCAATCTGTAATTCAATCGGACGTTTGCGCCCCAGTTCCGTATATCCCATTACTCAATACCTCTTGCTTTTCTTCGCATCTGCGATAATCTTCTGAGCTTCCTTCAATCGATCAGCTGGAATGCTTTCAGGTTTATCAACACCCATTTTATCGATGAACCATTTTCCAATTGTTGCAGCAGGACTCCCTGTAGCTTCAGCCATATTTTTGAGTTCTGTCCGAATGGCTTTAGCCTGTGCTCCTGTAATTGTTTTGGCTCCGTTACTTTTAGCTGGAGCATTAGCCGATTGCTTTTGCTGGCTATTTGTTTTTTGAGCTGGTTTTTGCGACGTACGGCCTGCTTGGCTATTCTGATTATGATATTCATCCGTATCAGGATCCTTATTGTCATCAATCATAAAGAGTCCGTTTAGCGCGTACTTACGTGCATAACTGGATGCAGCACCTGTAACTTGACTACCATCCATCCCTTTTTTGCTATCATCTTCTCTAGCATAGGCTGTAGTCCCAATAGTTTCACCAACTGCATATAGAGTTGCTGTTGCTTCGACATAGTACCTGTCACCGATTTGTACAATTCCATCTTGTAAAATCAATACTGCATCGTGTTCCTGCAAGATTGGCTTCAGCGCTTCTAGGATGTCCTCTGCGCTTCGATAGCTATATTTCCCAAAACTGTTATACTGTCCTTTTGGAGCAACCAAACTCTGCTGGATGCTCTGTAAAGTGACAAAGATTGGGGATTGTTGTTTTGTTACCATACAGTTCCCCTTTATAAACTTCTCAATAGATCAAACAAATCAGGCTTAGTATTTTGACGCTCGATTTTTTGAACATCGCCACCATTTGGATAAGTAAGTTCAAATGTAGCCTTAACCCGAATAATCTCCAATCCGTGTACTTTGGCCAATGATTTTACCGCTGTTTTCTGTTCGAGATAAGAATTGTATGGCATTGTAAGAGCACCTCGAATATCGTCTACAAAACTGGCCTTGGTAGCTAATGAAGAACAATTGTTCTTGAGTTCATTTAAAAAATGTCCGCTTTGTTTGTCACGCATTACAATATAATCACTTGAAAGTTTCATTTTGATTCTCCTTAAATTTGATAATCTTCTGGGTATTTTGGAGCAAGAGGTCTGTAATTAGATTCTGCTTTCTTTCCACATTTCTCACATTCCATATTTGGGACCACGTTATTATGAAAGTTTGCGTCATCATATCCGCTATTAATTTTCATGAAGCCACAATGTTCACATTCATATTCTGCTGTGAAATCTCTTCGGTATTGACTGATAATTTTTTTAATTCGCATTCGATTCTCCTTAGAAATAAAATTCAATGACACGCACGTCATGTTGTTGACGGCTGCCTGTTACTCGCCATAAAAGTTGGCGATAATCGTCATAATCTCCATCAGATGGATTAACGGGGTCTAAGACCACAATAGTTTTAAATTTATGCTGAAGGCCATCAACTCCTACACCTAAAACCTGACTTGTAGCAACCACATTTGTCTGTTCTAAGGAGTCCTTCTTGTCTCCAGTCCAAATACCAATTTCTGGGTGACGCTCTCTGATGACCTCTACAATCTGCTTGGATTTGCTCACTATCAGCATTTCTGTCCTGCTTGCTAGTAGAAGATCCAATTGAAGTAGCATTGGAGTATCTGCATTAACTGCTTTCAATTTTGGAAAGTCAACCTCAAAACCAGTCTGGATTAAGTATCGTTCGAAAGTTTTTCGGCCAAATGTCTGTTTTGCCATGGCATACTTACCATCTTTTCCAACAATATTCAATTTTCTAAATTGTTCTAATTCCTCCGGATTAGCAGTTAGACACCAGATAGGTTCAAATACAACCTCAAATCCGTTGTTCTCTTCCGCTTCTTCAATGGCTTCTACTTCCTCCCAGCGGAAGAAGTTAGGCAGATTGCTTACATAGTTTTCATAGTCTCGGAAATCATCCCATTCTTGCTTAGAATAGCTGAACTTGGAATATTTCATTTTTCCATGAGCCAGTTGCCAGTTTTCTCTTTGATTAGGATCAGCCATCCCAAAAAATGTTTTTTCCAGAGGGTAGAAGTTTTGCCCCTTCTTCCTGATCGGGGTTGCTGATAGTCCAACTGTATAGCCACGTTTGACCTTGCGATAAGCCTTCACGTTGGCATCACTAGACATGTTCTGCCACTCGTCAATAATGAATACATCACACTCAATAGACTCACCACTTGTAAGCCTGTTCTGCAATCTGCGGTCCGTCATCGTTTCTAATTCAAAATCAGTGTTGTATCCTAGATTTTGATAAGTGCTATTCCATCCGTTCAGGATAGCTAAACGATTATTGATAACCAGGATTTTTTTTGCTGACTTGTGCTTTGCTATTTCAAAAGCACAGATGGTCTTACCACGCCCTCCATACGCCTCAAGGAAAATCCCAGGGCAATTACGATCGCTTCGTTTAACTGCTTCAGCTTGCCATTTGCGTAATTCGATTGCCAATGTCCACAATCACCTCCTCGATGTCATTCCGTTGAGCATAAAATAGTCCAAGCCTTGCAGCTGCCCTCACATCGTTGTGATGACTCTTGTCAAAGGTCCACAGCCCTAAAGCTTTTAATAAGTCGTTGGGTATATCTGTCTGATAACCTGCGTTACGCTGCAGAACCAAGTCCGGATAGCAAAGTTCAATGGCTGCAATAGTTTCTACAACTGAGTTGTCCCTGGAATAATCATTGTCCCTAACTTCGAATTTTTCAACGACCACTATGTCGAATTCAAGACTACGACCAATCTCTTTGAACCAGGCTTTGAAGTTTTGAGCACCATAAGGGACCACCCAATAATCAACCAGCTTTGCATTATCCAAGAGTACAATCCCTGTTGTACTGGTTTCAATTTTGTTGCTTGATGGATCAATTGCTAAAATTTTCATCAAACACCAACTTTCTCCGTCAGAACACCTGGATAAAGGGCCGTGTTAAACCAATTTTGTTTATTTACCTTTGCAAAGGCAAATAACGCCTTAATTTCTTTTGCTTGTTTTTCGAATCTTCGAATATCTTCCTCGGATTCAAAAATAGGTTTTTCCTTGTATTTAGCAACTGTGACCAGCTTGTATTCCGGAGTAAATACTGGCTTTTCATTTCCTTGATCAAGATTTGTTTCATCTACTTTTACAAAGCGAATTGCAACATCAAATAGAAAACCTTCAGTAACAAGCACTTCAATTGATTCTGGTCCAATCACAACTGCTAGTGAATCTGTTACTCGTGTTTTATTCATCAATTCCATTACTTAATCCTCAAACTTCTACTTTCTTGCAAGGTAGCACCCTTGACTTTCTTACCTGCATTCAGCAATTCCTTGATAGCATTTTTGTCAGGTTTTTTTGTAATTACAAAATATTTCTTAGGCAGCTGATCCTCATCAACAACTACTGAAGGTTGATTTTTTGCCAAATAAACGGTAAAAAGTAACCCCTTAACCTTGTCATGTCCGGTAATTTCAAAAGCTCCTTGTAAGCTAGTTTTAAGCCGCGTGATGTCATTTTCAATTGACTTGCATCGTGCAGTCAGACGATCAATCTCTTCTTTGAGCTGTTTCTTATCAGCTTCTTTATTTTTGATAACCTTGACCGTATTTTCGACTTTCTCCTCGAACTGATCAGTCCAATCAATCGAATCCAAGGTATCAGCTTTTGTTTCTTCGTCTAGCCCTTCCATGTCATTAATTTGTTTAAAAATCCCTGTTAGTTCGTATAAACTAGCCATTTTTTTCTACCTCTCTAATTTTGTTTGTAAGTTTTGTTAGTCCAATACCAGATTTAGTCAAATCAGCGTTGGACGTAAATAGATGATTTTGATTCATTCTAGCAATTTCGTTTTTAGATAAACATGCCAGGTTTGAAATATCATAGTTTGTTTTGTCACCATCCAGGAAAACGATTGAGTGCCCTTTTGGTATCGGACCAAAATTGTCCTGCCAGACCTTGCGATGCTTCAAAACCCATTGATTAGGTTCTCCAATTTTCTCTTTTGGGTACCCATCTGTTGTGTAGTTGATAGTTCCGACAGGAACATAATTCGGAGGTCTATTACCCTTTTTGAACTGCCCACTGTTTTTTGGCATATTGGGATACTTCTTCCCCTTATTGTGAGGGGTTTGACCTTTCTCGAATCTTCCCGTCAACCCACTATGTAGATTATTATTTCTTCGATAACTCTTGATCTGTTTCTCAGTCAGTGATAATCCGAATTTTCGGTTCATTTCATTTGCGACATCACGAGAAATCTTATTTTTTTGGATTGACACAAGATAATCGTGTTGCTCCTTTGTCAGCAGTTTACCTTGATATACTTTTCCAACTGGTAACCCTAAACGTCTGCGTACTTCTCCTATTTGAGTCTTGGTATAGGTCGTACCAAATTTCTCATTTAATAACCTGGTTACTTCAGGAGTTAATCGACCAGGGCAAATTTCATGCATGTACTCCGTGTATTCAGCCTTCCAGCAAAGCGATCGGGGCATTGACTTCACCTACCTTGTCTTTGAATTTTTCGGCATCTAACGCCAACTGGCCAGCTTGAAGGATTTGGCCAGAGATAGCGACCATCTGTTTTGATCGTTGAAGCTCGGTCTTTAATTCATCTGCCGAAAGTTCCCTATCGTCCAATGTTTCCAACTGAGCAAACAAAGTATTTGTTAAATCTGTCAATTTATTTCGAACCATCTACTTCGTCACCTCTTTCATCAATTTATTTGCTTCTTTGATCAGCAAACGCATAACGTTGCTATCCGTTTCTTTTTCTGCTGCTCTTGTCAGCATATCCACCCACTCACGTCTAGTATCATTCTTCCAATCAACCAACTCAGTGAGTGCCTGTGTATGGTTATAGTAAGGCGAGTAGTCGTATGACTTATCTTCCAAGCGAACGCATCTGCCAGCCTTGATATCTTTGGCTAAGTTCGCTCTCACATTACTATTTGTTGTACCAACAGCCTCGGCCACTTCATCATATGAGGCAGCAGGGTGCTCTCTATAATATTCCCTGATTCGTTCAGCTTGAGTCATGTTTCTTCTCCTTATTTCAACCCTTCAGGCGGTTGCACGTCGTACGTAAATTGTTTATCTGAATTTCTCAGGTTCATGCGTGCGACATTGTTAGCTATTCGCTGGTTATCTCGTTTTTTCATTTCGGCGTGGTCATCCAGCGTATTTGCTAGAGACCAGAGCACGATTCCGACGATTGTTACCAGGTAAATGTATTCCATCATTTTACATTCTCCTTTTCCTTGTAGATTGCTACGAATTTTTCAAGATCAGCAATACGCTGATTGGCATTTTGAAGTTTTTCTTGTGTTTCAATCAGTGATTGATTGAGATCCAGAGCGACCACTCTCCAGTCCAGATTGGTTTCTTTGACCTCTTTCAAGTCAGGGTTATCTTCTACGACCTCTTCCGAAAAGTAGTTTTTAATTCTTGCTAGTAGGTTCATATTTATCCTCTCTTACGCAATAAGATCTTCCAAATCTAATTCAGCAACCTCATTTAAAAGGTCTTTTACTTTCTTCAAATCTTCCAGCATATCTCTCAGACTCTCTTTTTTTGTCTTGTATCTATTCCGTGACTTCCACATACAGTACAGAGCAAAACCTTTGTAATTTACTAAAACCGTTTTATGAGTCGGATGGTAAACAAAATGTTTAAATTCAGGATGATTTTTCATTTCATTTGCCCAAAGTTTTAAAGTTGTCTCAGAAAGATCATTGAATTTTTCTTCTAAGCTTTTATATCCACCATACTCAGCTTTTTCGGATTGAGATACAGGACGATAATTCACATTATTTATAACCGGCATAGCATTTCCTCCCTTTCTGTGTTATAATTTGATTAGTTATTTTTCTAAGCGCCTGACTTTGTTAGGTGCTTTTTTTGTTTCATCTTGAAATCATGAATGCTGATTCGTGGTTTGTTGAACTTGCTCGCTCAATTTATCAAGATTTTGAGAAATCAATTTCAGGTTCTCACTAATCGAGCGTGACTTTTTTTGATATGGCAATCTCAGAAATTTACCACCCGCGCTGACTACCTTAATGATTTTTTCAAGGTGGTCTTTTTCTTTTTCAAGAGCATCAATAAATTCTTCCATAGACTCTCCTTACTAAGCTTCCTCAAATCTTTCCCATGACTCAATGATTCGCAATTTTTTATTAATGCGAAGTTTCAAGTCGTCACTTCCTTTACCATCTTTGAAAAGCTGTGTGATGGCTGATGGACTAACACCTACAACGATAGCCAAATCCGTTTGCGACCACCCACGTTTTTCAATTCGCTCTTTTACAAGCTCAATCCATTTAAGATGTTGTTGGCTCATGTAACCTCCTCCTTTTTAATTAGTTAAGTTAAAGAGTTAGTAAAATATTTTATAAAAATGCTTGACAACTTTTACACCATAGTGTAAAATGAAAGCATAATTAAAAACCTTGATAAAACCTTATATCTATCAACTTATTCGCTCGCCAAAGCTATTTATTTTTAGATAAGTTTTAACTTCGTTTTTTACTAACTCGTTAACTTACAAAAACTATTTTACACTTTAGTATTATTTTTGTCAATAGAAAATAACACTTTTTTATAAAATATTTTTTGTCATGTCTTAGAAAAGGTAATATGACAATGTTTTCCACACTTGAAAAGATTAAGGAACTTGCCCAAAAACAAGGAATAAGTCTTCAAAAAGTTGCCGAAGATTTAGGCTATAGTATAAATTACCTCTATACTTTAAAAGAAAAGACTCCTAAATCTGACCGCCTACAAGAAATCGCCGATTACTTCAACGTATCCACCGATTACCTGCTTGGCCGCACGGATAATCCAGCTATCGCCAAGGACGATACAGTAACCACAGCAGACGGCCGTATCGTTGACCTATCAAATCTTCGTGAACGTGTGGTCCTGTTCGATGGGAAACCACTCTCTGACGATGATGTAGATAAAATTGCGCAGATCATTAAACTCTCTCTGGGGGTATCGGATATTGAAAGCAAATGAACTACTAAATGAATACCAGGTCACACTCTATCTCTTTCCTGAAACGATGTGGGAGCGCAAAGGCTTCTATTTCCCCGATGAGCGCATTATTTACGTCAATGGGGATTTACCCCTAGAAGAGCGAGAACAGGTTATCCTGCACGAATTAGGGCACATAAACCACAATCCAGCACATTACAAACGACTGCTTTACAAATATGAGAACGAAGCAGACCGCTTCATGATTCGCCATCTCATCTCTGAAGAACTCGCACAGTACGAAGCAACAGACTTCAACTGGCTCCAGTTCGCTGAAAGGCACAAAATTTCAACAACCTGGGGCGAAGATATGATCCAGGAAGAGTTTTATAGATTAACTGGTAGTTGATTTAATTTTATAAAAGGAAGATTAGCAAAAATGTCAGATGCTGTAACTAAAAAGAAAAATACACAAGGCAATAAAGATAAAAAGCTACACAAACATTTTGGAAGAATAGCTATAACCATACCCAGAGAAACCTATACCCATGGTACAAAACATCCAGGAATTCTAACGGAGAAAAATATTATGTCACAAGATTCTTACAGTAAATCTGAAATCGATTTAAAACTTAATAAAATCAGCTCTGATACTCAACACGGATTTGAGAAAAATGATTTGAAATTTGATCAGCTAAAAAAAGAAATGCAAAATAGTTTCGAAAAAATCGACTTAAAGCTCGATAACTTTGAAAAACAAGTAGAAACTCTATTACTAACCCAAGAAAACAAGAGATTAGAAGAGCAAGCAAAAAACAAAAAAGAGTTCATGTATTGGTTTATTGGATTGTTAGTTAGTACCTTACTTGGCATACTAGCAATTATCGTAACCATTTTAACAACAAAATAACACTAAAGAGGATAAATTGGAGGTTATTATGAAATTTTGTCCTGAATGTGGCAATCCAGTAGAAGGTTACAAGTTCTGTCCAAATTGCGGTTATTCTATCGCTAACCAAGCCCCAACCGAACAACCTCAGCCAGTCAATAAGCCTGCTTCTCCGTCTCCTGCTGCTAGAAGCAGAAAAACAGACAAAGTCGGGCCACTTGAGATTGATAGATATAATCGTACCTATCGTATTCATGGAGCTCGTAAAGCAAAGGGTTCATCAGGTCTGATTGGTGGAACTGCTAAAGTTGTTGGAAAAACTACCTTAGCGATTGGGACAGGCGGTTTGTCTTTGATACCGTCCTTGGTCAAGAAAGATAAGAATGACACTGATTGGTATTCATTCGAGGATTTAGTGTCGTATGAATTGATTGTAAATAATCAGACTGTTGTTTCGGGTGGTGTTGGACAAGCTTTGGTTGCAGGTGCTATGTTTGGAGCGATTGGTGCTGTCGCAGGCGGTATCGTATCTAAACGAAAATCAACTACAAAAATTTTGAACATGACAGTCCGTGTAACTTCAAACGACTTCACCAAACCAGTGATATTCATTGACTTGATTAGAAAACCAGTAAAGAACACTTCGAAAGAGTACAAGGAAGCAGTCGAAAATGCTCAACGGATCATGGGAGCCTTGGACGTTATCGTTCATAATTCGTAAATGAAAAAAATCCCCACACTCGCCATCGCCGAATTTTGAGTGTGAGGATATTCCGTATAGTAAAAGGCATTAAAAAGCCCTCTTTACTATACCCATTTTATCAAAAAAGTGAGGTAAACGCAATGTGGATGGAAGAACTTCCGAATGGAAAGTATAAATTTTTTGAAAGATACAAAGATCCATATACTGAGAAATGGAAAAGGGTGTCTGTAACACTCGATTCCTGCTCAGCAAGAGCAAAAAAAGAAGCACAGAAGCAGCTGGATGAGAAGATTGTAAAAAAAGAAGAAAAGATAAACTCTTCTGACAGACTTTTCCAAGATGTTCTTGAAGAGTGGTGGTCTTTTTACAAAAAGACCGTAAAGCCTACTACCGTAAAGGCCCGCACCGCCCCATACAATCGCATTAAAAGTGATTTTGCGATAGGCACTCCTATCAGAAATGTAGATACGGCTTATATAAAAAAGTATATCATGACTTGCGACTTGACAAAGGCCCAACTCAAACACTTTAAAGATATCTTAAATGCAGTTTTTGACTATGCTCATGAAATAAAAATGGTGACCGAAAATCCCGCCCGCGCTACCAAGGTGCCAAAGTCTACAGCTGATGAAGTGCAGATAGCAATAAATCAAAAATTTCTGGAGCAGGATGAGTTGGCAAGACTTCTAAAAGAACTTTATCGTTTGAAGCGTACATACCGTGCAGGCTTGCTAGCTGAGTTCATGTCGCTCAACGGGTGTCGTATCGGTGAAGCTGTCGCACTTGAATTGAAAAATTACAGGAAAGATGAAGGGCTTCTGGATATTCATGGCACACTGGATAGTGTTGATAGACATGCTGAAAAGACGTCTACAAAGACCGCTTCCGGCTTCCGTACGACACACTTGACAAAAAGAGAGATGGAAATCCTTGATGAAATCATAGCTATGAATGCCCTATCAGCTGAACTCAACCCTTCATGGTCTGAAAGCGACTATATCTTTTTAAGTAAAGAGGGTAAGCCGATACAAAGAAATGCTTTTAATGTCTCTCTTCAAAAGGCTAATACCAGACTTAAAAAGCCAATCAAAAAACACTTGTCAAGTCATATCTTTAGGCACACGCTTGTGAGCACCCTTGCAGAAAGCAATGTACCTTTAAAAGCCATCATGGGTCGTGTTGGTCATAAAGATGCCAGGACGACAAGTCAGATCTATACACATGTAACAAAAAGCATGGAGCAAGCGGTGCTTGATGCACTTGATACCGTCGCATTAAATCGAAAGTAAAAAGTTTTGCCCCTTTTTTGCCCCCTGTTACAAAAAAAGACCTATCATACAGGCTAGAAAGCTTGATATGATAGGCTCTTTTTATTTTAATTAACGTACTGTACGGATACGCA